CCATCGACCGAGGGTGTCCATGAAGACGAGATAGCGGTAGCCGCAGACGACGAGTCAGAGAACTTGAGCACGCGAGCGTCAGCTGTAGAGTTCAGCCGCGCATCAATATCGGTGTCCGTGCCCAGCGCATCCGCGTAGAGAACAACGTGTTCCTCGTCAGGGACCAGGGCCTCTGGCACATCACCAGCCAACCGGTCCAGGGCAGTGTTCAACGCCTCACGAACTCGCTTGTTCAGCGTCGAACCAGAGCTGTCCCAGGAACGAAAACTGAAGAGGCGGTCTCTTAGCGCGCCGAGAGATACATCCATTCACGCCTCCAAGACGAGACTGGGCACCTGAAAGGTTGCCCCCTCAGGTGCCCAGTGTAGCACGCAGGTAGCTTCGAGGCTATCTACAGCAGGGGAACCCGAGCAGCCACAGTCGCGGCAACCGGAGTACCCGTAGCCGTGAGAGCGCGCCCGACGAGCTGGGCCACAGTAGTGTCATCATCGAGCAGACCAGCCGCTGATCCACCATGTGTATCGAGCAGCTGCCCGGCATTGATGCTAGCATTTCCGTTGACAACACACTCACCTCGGACGACGATCCACCCGTAGCTGTTGATCGCGATTGCACCCTGCGCAACGCCAACGAAGAGATAGTTGGCAGAGCCATCGGCATCCGTAGGCTTCACAACGAGCGGCGTTGCGATTGCGTTGATGACGCAGGCGTCGTAGATATTGACGGCCACACCCGCCTGCACGAACATCCACGTGCGATCACCCTTCAGGCCCAACGAGGTTGTGCCGTCAGTGTGAGTCGCCGCAGCAACTTCATCCGCCTGCTGAACGAAGATCGTACCCAGAGGATACTGCTCAGTGGTGTAGGTCGTAGTGAGTGGTTCAGACTTGAACTGGTTTCCGTATGACATGAGGGCCTCCTAAGCCGAGCCACCAGCAACCACTCCCTGGGCAGGAAGCTTCGTGCTGATAAGGTTACCCTGCATCGAAAAGATCGAGGTCACAACGTCCTGATCTCCGACCCTCTCCTTGAACTCTCCAATCTGGGGAGCCTCGTGGAGCGGGAACTCGATGAAGTCGGTGTTCAGGATGTAGGTCACACCCACGTCGGCAGGAGTCGTGAACAGACTCCGGTCGAGGTCGATGGAACTGTACACCTTGGCGACACCGAGATCGAGACCAAGCATGTTGGACTTCTCGGTCTTGTCCTCGACGACCTTGACCCGCACGAGGTTGAGACGGCTCTCCTCGAAGTTGGTGTAGGTGTCGTCATCCATGATGCACAGGTCAGGACCCTTGCCGATTCCACCCGCGTAGTGCGCGCACTTGCGGTACGTCTTCCGGAGCGTAGCCATGCCGTCAGTGGCAAAGGCCGTGATCGCACCGTAGTTGTTGAAGTGGAAGTAGCTGCTGGACTTGGCCACGTTCTGGACGGTGTCCGTCTGCGTAGCTGGAGTCGAGAAGTCCAGAAGTCCGTTGGTGACCCCAGTACCGATACCCGAGGAAATCTGACCGTTGAGGGTCAGGAGGCCTCGGAGCTCGGCAGTCTGGAAGACCAGACCGCGACTGGAACCTGTCAGGATGTAGGCGTTGATGTCGGCCTGAGCGGCGTCCATTGTAGTCTTTGGGTACTCCTCGATGAGGCGCACGATAGCCAGCTTGCCGCTGTTGAACATCAACTCCTTCTTGGGGATGTTGACAGCAACCACCAGGCGATGTGGCTCGACCTGATACTTCTTGATCTGCTGACGTCGCGTCATGTTGAGGAGTTCGTCGCCGACGTAGATGCCGACACCGCGTGCAGGAGCACCACCCGAGAAAGTCCGCTCGATATATGAGCCGCCTTCCATGGGCATACGGGCCTTGGACATCAATGCGTCGAAGAGCTCATTGCTGCGAACGAACGAGTTGACCAGGGGCCCCCTCAGGTCCGCAAACGTAGTGTTGAGAACTTCAGTCGTGATAGACATTATTACTCCGGGCGAGCACCAAGAAGTGCTCAGCCTGAGAAAGGGTCAGGAAATGCGTGGTTGCCTGCCCGTGGCGTCTATCAACGGACTCTCTCGAGCTACCCGCGCCATTGGGTGCGTATTTATCTTTACACGGCGGATTTATCGGCGCAAGGGTGAGCGTCTATTTTTTGACCCTCTGGGAATTAATACCCGCGTTTCTTCTGCGCGGCCCGAACAGCCGCTCCACCAATGAGACCCGCACCGGCCCCAATCGCACCCCCGATGACATTACCCACTCCAGGGACGATTGTACCGAGCGCGGCACCGATCTGCGCACCCTTTGCCGCCGACGAAAGCGTCTTGCCCGCACCTGTCAACGTCTCTTCCGTAGCGGACACTTGAGGCAGCTGCGCCTGTGCAGCGAGCTGCGCCTCCTCGGCCAGCGCCATCTTCACCATGTTGCGCTGTTCATCCGTCAGTGCCTGGTTCTCTTCCTGAACCTGCTGTGCCGACAAGTCTGCTGGAGATGTCATTTCTTCATTCCGGCCAGAGTCTGCGCCAGGTTGATCTGTCGAAGTAGCTTGCGCTGCGTAGGAGTCAGTGTCTTGTCTCCCTCAGCCTTCTCCTCGAGTTCAGCCTTCTTCTCGGCCAACTGATCCTTGGGAATGGTTTCGCCTTCCTTGACGCCCAGGGACTTACGCAGAGCACCCGGCTCCTTGATTGCGCCCTTGATCCACTTCTCTGCCATGATGGCTCCTGCAAGAAACTGTACCTCTTTATACCCAAGAGGGAAAGACTACGCACACAGTGCTTCCTCCTTAACTCCATGATACCATCTCATCATGAGCAGCTTGATTCAGCCTGTGACAGGCACCAGTGTGTCTGGTGGTGCCGACTTCGCTGAAGCGCCCGGCCTGCACATGGGCAAGATACAAGCCATGTTCTCCACGCCGTCTGCTTTCGTGAGCATGTGTCAGATCATCCGAGAAGATGAGTCCATGGGCTACATGAACCCGACAAACACGCAGATGCAGTTCCTCAACTCTATCGGCAGCCACCGTTGGGTCATGGTCAACAAGTTCAGGCAGGCCAAGATCACAACCGTCAGTGTCATGCTCCTGCTGCGTGACTGTATGTACCTCAACGGCATCAAGGGCCTACTCATTGCAGAGCGCCAGGACACCGCTGAAGACATCTTCGAGCGCATCCTGTTTGCCTACCACCGACTCCCCGAAGACGTGAAGATGCCACTGGCTCATGGGCGCAAGGCTGGTGCGACCCAGATTCACTTCTGTCACGGAGGCGCCATCAAGATCCTGACTGCAGGTGGACGCAGTCCTGCCATCGGTCGTTCCATCGACCGCCTCGTCATCACCGAGTTCGGTGAAGCTCAGTGGCAGCGTAAAGCCGCGATCAACATCTTCCCGACATTGAACAAACGGCCCAACGCCCGCGTCATCTTGGAGTCCACGCCGGGACGATCTGGCAGTCACCATGAGCAGATGTGGCAGTCTTCTCTCGAGGGGCGAGGTCGCTTCAGTTCTCTGTTCCTCGAGTGGTGGCACGACCCCAGCTGTCGAGTCAGCCCTGCCGGTTTCGTCCCCACCGAAGAAGAAAAGACATACATGTCGAGGCACCCGGGCATGGTTCTCGACAACCTGGCGTTCCGCCGACTCGCCCTCGAGACCGAGTTCGCAGGGGACTCCAGACTCTTCTCGAGTAAGTACCCCTCAGACCCCTATGATGGCTGGCTCGGCGCCTTCGCACCGGTTATGCCTATAGAGATACTGAAGCCTCTCCTGGCACGTGCGGTCAATGATCCTCCAGTAGCCCTGTCCGGCTGCAGAGAGATCGACGCCCCCGAGCCCAGGGACAAGTACGTCATCACTGCAGACCCTGCGGGGTTCGGTGGAGACGGCGACAAGAGTGCGTTGACTGTCTGGAACGCCATCACGCGGAGAGAGGTTGCGTTCTGGGAGGACAGAGAACCACCGGACCGGTTCTCCCGACGACTCCTGCAGGTCCAGGCCCGGTACAACGGTGCCCTGCTCGCCGTGGAGTCCAACGCCACGGCCTGTATCGCCCTGCTCAAGGACGGCGGCTGCAAGAAGCTGCTGTGGACCAACCGCAACCATCCTGGTTGGTACGCCACCGACAAGCGGATTCAGGAAGCCGAGGCTCGCCTGGTTCGGATGCTCCGACAGGAAGACATCGAGCTCCGGTCCAGGGGACTGCTCCACCAGCTGCTGAACTACGATGGTTCGCGCAAGAAGAGAGTGAAGGGCCTCGACGGCGAGACCCACCACTTCGACCGCGCAAGAACCGCTGTCATGGCTGCCGACATCCTGTCCCGTCGCCACTTCACGCCAGATAACCTAGAAGAGGTTAATGAGCGGCATCCCGGTCAGCTTACAATCGCGGACCTCGACCGGTACAATCGCCACAACCGCAATCAGCGCAAGAACCCCTTCAAGCCCCCTCCCCGCAACTGGATGTAGTGATGTCCCCCAAATACACGCAGTCACCTGACGAGATCATCCACAACATGAAAACCGAGGCTAGAACGCAAGCGCCTTCGCCTGCGTCTGCAGAGAAGCTTCCTGAAGTTCCGCCGCCTGATTGGAACCCAGATAAGGTTCAAGCCTACATGGACCATGTGCGGCGTCTCGCCAACGAAAAAGGCTTGGCAGAGCGCTACGGGCTTCCCGCAGCGACACTACTTGACGATGTTGTAGCCCACATATGGGGCCTCCCGCCTCGTGACGTCGCGGCTGGGGTCGATGTTAAAGGGCTGCGGGCTTCCGCGATGGGGACAGCTCCGAAGATTGCTCACATTCGTGGCGCGAAAGCGCCTCGCGAGGAGTAGACCTTGACTCCGAAACTATCGAGCCTCATCGACCGCCATCGCCGGTACTACGACCAATACGAGAAGCAGTCCTTCGACAAGGCTCGTCGCTACTACCGTGGCGAGTTCTGGAACCAGGCCTCGGAGGGCGCACTCGTCGACACGAGCCAGCTGCGAAGCATGCTCTGCAGCAAGAACCTCATCTACGCCATCGCGGACACAGCCATCAGTGCACTGCTCGGGCCGAACCCCCAGGTCGCGGCGACCCCGCGCAACCCGCGTAGCCAGCAGGCGCTCCCCGCAGTCAACGGTCTACTGGAGTACATCTTCGATACCAACCGGATGCGGAGCCGTGCCGCCACGGCGCTCATCGATGCGGTGCTGTGCAAGCGAGGCATCTTCAAGACAGGCTGGAGCCAGACCCTCGACCGGCCCCTGATCAAGGTCGTCGACCCGTCCGCCATCTTCTTCGACCTGACCGTCCGGGACGTGGACGACATTCGTTACTGGCTCGAGGCCACCGTGCTTCCCTGGTCGGAGTTCGAGAAGCGGGTCGAGTCAGGCATGTACAAGATCGACCGGATGGGAGACATCCAGCCCGACCGCTATCCCTCGTGGATGCTGGGCGGCAGCAACCAGAAGAACGCCAACTCCGTCCGTGATGCGTTCCAGTGGGTCACCGTCTGGGAGTACTACGACCGCGAGCACAACATCGTGCAGCACTACGTCCAACAGGCCGACACCATCGTGCTCGAGGACGAGATCGACTACATCCCCTACTCCATGTTCTCACTGAACCAGTCGGGCGTGGACTGTCTGGGATTGAGCGAGGTCCAGCTCGTCCTCAGTCAACAGGAGACCGTGAACGACCTGCTCACACACATGAAGCAGATCGTCTACCTGATGATTCCGAGGATCCTCTACGACTCTGGGCGCATCAGCGAAGAGGACCTCAACAAGGCCGTCGAGGCATCCAGCGGTAGCTTCATCGGAATCAGCCCCGAGAACAGCGAAGCCCTGCGCACATTGGCGACCCTGTTCTACGAGATGCCTCAGCCCCAGACCCCTGTGGGCGTCAAGGAGTTCACGGCTCGACAGGAAGACGATGCCGCCTTCATCAGCGCCCTGGCCGAGGCTGCACGAGGTCAGGTCACAGGTGCCAGGACGGCTACCGAGATGGCAATCATCGATGCCCAGATGCGGACCAGGTTGGCGACCCGCGAGGGTCATGTCAACGCTGCGCTCGAGAGCGTGGGTGAGAAGGCCTTCTACCTGTGCCGCAAGTACATGAAGGAAGAGAAGATGGTCCGGGTCGCGGGCAACCGTCGCTGGGCGACCGTCAACCTGCCCGACATCCACGACGTGGACGTCAGCTTCTCCATGGTCAGCTACAACCCCATCCGCCAAAACCCCAGTGTTCTCGCCGAGACCATGATAAACCTGCTGCCCTTCCTGATGCAGAATCCGAACGTCGATGTGAGACGGTTCACCGAAGAACTCATCACCGGACTCGGACTACCTGCCAACATCCTACTGCCCGAAGAAGACGTCGCAGCCACTGCCGCTGCCCAGGCCGAAGCAGCCCAGCAGCAAGCCCTCGGTGGTGCTGCTGTCGCCGCAAACGGTGAAGGTGGTGCAGAAGGCATCCCGCCAGAACTGCTGGCGATGTTGGCAGGCGGTGGTGGAGAAGAATCACCCGAAGAAGCTCTCGCCGCAGGCGGAGGGGCACCCATCCGTGAAGGCGCACCCGCCAAATAGAGGACACCATGCCCACCGATGAATACCTGAACCTGAAGAACGAAGCCGACAACAAGATCAACCAGATGCGTCGGTCGGCCCAGGACGAAGAGGCGATACGTCTCGGCGGCTCAACGTTGAAGCGTCCAGAGATGACCCCAGAGCAGCAGGGGCGCTGGGAGGCCTCTGTCGCAAGCAGCCAGGCAGCGCAGGCAGCCGAGCCTCTCAAGACGCGAGTGACGAGACATGGAACCACGGGACCGGTGGAACTCGGTCCTGCGAAGGTTGCTACCGAGATTGCTGCGGGAGCCACACCTGCGGGAGTCGCCATCGACGTCAAGGACCTCGCCACGGCAATCCGCAGCAACGACACTCTCGGAATGGTGATGGCTGGAGTCGGGTTCCTCCCCGTCTTCGGTGATAGCGCCAAGGCAGTGTTCAAGGCCATCCGCGCAGGGGACCGATCCAAGGACGCCATGAAAATGGCCGAGAAGATCCTGTCGGAGCAGAAGCAGGGGCAAGACCTGGCTGATTTCCTCGACGGCAGCATCGACTACGCGCAAGCCGTAGACCGAGGAATCGACCCCGAAATCCTGCGCACCACAATGGTATTCAGGCCAGAGCTCGCTCCCCCTCTCGACCAAAAAGCTGGCTGGGAGAAAATCCAAGCCATGATCAAAGAATACGAGGGATAGGTGGCGAGAACATCACACGAGATCATCGACCGAGCGAAGCGGGACGCCCGTGAGACGGACAGGTGCCCTCGGGTGACGCAGGACATCGTCCTGAACATGAAGCATCGTCAGAAAGCCATCGACGAAGCCAAGTACGGTCCCGTCAATCCACAGCTCGACGACGTAGGTGAGAACCTGCCGTTCTGGGAGATCTATGCCCAGAAGTTCAACGACACCGTCGACAACGTGATGTCGATGCGCTGCGAGGGCTGCACCTTCTTCATCCAGACTCCGCAGATGCTCCAGTGCATCGAGACCGGACTCGGTGGAGAGGGTGACCCCGAACGAGCCATCGAGGGCGGAGAGCTCGGCTACTGCCAGGCCTGGAACTTCAAGTGTGCATCCATGCGAGTCTGCTTCAGCTGGGCAGGCCGGACAGTCACCTAACCCCGGAGACAGTAATGAACGTCAACCCCAGAGAATCCGAAGTGATCTGGCTCATGCCTATCGAGAACATGGAGTACGTGCGTGAGAGTTCATGGCTCGCTCCGACGAAAACAAAGCCTCCCCGTAGCCGTCTCCCTGGAGTGACCGTGGGTTACACGGTGCTCTCCCACCGAGAAGCCGGAGGGGCCTCTCGAAGCTTCAACCGACGACGCTTCTACCTGAAGGACTACGACAGGCACTTTCAGCCCGAGGGCGAGTACGAGACGGATCAGCCCTGCGAAGCTGTCTCCCCGATGGATGTGAGGCCTGGAGAAATCACTCCTCGCTACAGAGGCGCCAAGTGAGCACCTATGGCCTGACCCCTGACCTCGACCTGCGACTTCGCAAGCTGCGCGAAGATGCGGCGAAAGAGGAAGACGCAGAGGTCAAGCCATTCGTACCTGCGAAGAAAACAGAGGAGAAGGCGTTCGCAGATGCTCGCCGCGAAGCCGCAGCCGAAACTCTGGCTCAAAGGCCGGAGTGGGACAGTGCCCCCGGGCTGACCAGCGAACAAGCCGACCAGATACGTTCAGACCTTCGGCGCTACAAGAGGCCGCGCCAGGAGGGTGAGGTCTACGACAAGTACGGCAATCTGGTGCAGCGCGTCACGCCTCCGACAGCAGTGGACCTGCCGGGCCCCAGCGGTGCGGTGAAAGAGCCCCCGGACATGACGCAGAAGCAGCGAGACGCCTGGAGAGCCGTCATGGAGTCGCGCAAGAAGGAGATCTCCGAGGAGCCCTCCGTCGCAGACGCGCCCGGCCCCGAGGGTGTCTACGCCAGCCCAGAGCACTATCGACGAGCCACCACAGGTGAATCGGTAGAGGCAACGCCCCTCGACGAACGCCCGCCCGGGGAGTGGCCCAAGCGCTATGGTCTCGAAGGAGAGTTCGAGATCGGACCCAGCGCAAAGGCGTGGACTGAAGTACTCGGGGGAGCCGCAAGCCCGTCCCTCGGATACGCCATCGACGCAGACTACTTCAACAAAGCCATCGAGGAAGGCGACGTAGCCATGGCTGCCCTGTCAGGTCTCGGCATGGCTGCAGTTGTCGGACCGCCTGTCGGGCCCATCGTCAAAGCTGCGAGGGAAGCAGCCGAGGTGGCGCCTGCCGCGCGTGCAGCCAAGAAGCTACCTTCTTGGGATGAGTTCCTCGAAGCCAGAGCAAAACCACGCGAACCGGGCGTCACTTACTGGGAAGATCTCGATGAGGCGACCAAAGCCGAATACAAGCAACAAGCAGACGCGGCCCTCGATAAAATGCACACCCGCGAATATCCAGTCGAGGCAGCATTCGGCGACGAACAAGTTCAAGTCCTTGGTCCAGTAGACCGATTTCCCCCATACGACAAGACTCCCGCAAAAGGAGCCAAACCAACAACACAGCTTATGGTCAAGAGGCAAGACGGAAGCAGATTCGTCACATTCGGCACAGGTATCTCAGTAGATGGTACGCCGCTTCTCCCCAGTTCTCGGACCGGAGTTCCGCCGAGTCGAGGAGTTTACGGATTCAAGCGAGCGATGCTTAAAAATGAATACCGTGAGTTAAAAAGAAGCGCAGAAGCAGCGCCTGCCGCACCCGTAGCCGAGGCGGCGGTTCGTGCCTCACCGCCCGATGTGCTCCGCGATCCTAAGTACGAGCCCCGCGATCCGTGGGAGGCTTCCCTGCGTTGGGAGCCGTACCACGAAGCCGATGATTGGATCACCCAGACAGTCAAAACGAAGACGGAGTATATAGATGAATCGCCCACGCCGTACCGGGACCAAGATCCCCGCCCCCGCTACATGGTGACCGACTCGAATACCCTACTCGACGAAATAATCAAACAACCCCAAAAGCTGGTCTATGTAGGCATGTATGGGCGCGGAGACCCAGAAGTCGCCGTCGCGAAGTATCTCAAAGGCTTCCCCGGCGTAGACGATATACCCGTCCATGTCGTCAACGACGTAGAAGGAGTCGTTGATGCGCCAGCCAAGTATCGTGAATCTGTGTTCGGCACCCTCGACGACCTGCCTCGTAGCGTGGCGGCACACCTGGCGGACGAGAAGAAGAGGAAACTAGCACGGGGCACCTCTTGGTATAGCGTTAATCACGACGTCGTCGTCATAAACCAAACACGTCACCTGAAGGGCTTCTCTACAGTTATCCATGAGCTGCTACATGGGGGCACCGCTCGGGTCCTCCACGCCGCCAAAATGAACCGAGGAGAAGCCAACTATGATGGACGAACAGGTATACCCGAGATCTTGCGCTCTTTGAAGAGCACCGCAGAAGGTCGACGCGCTCTCGCTGCTGCCGACAGAATCGAAGAAATCTATAAGCAGACACAAGATATACTAAGTACCCGGATAACCTCGACTCGTATGTCTCCTAAGGGGGTGCCGCTCGAGAAGTACGGCGTCGGTCCCGTGCAGTATCCTCGCTGGAAGGGTTCACCCCACGCTCTCGGCGAATACGGATTCACGGACGCTGAGGAGTTCGTCGCAGAAGCGTTCTCCAATCCAGAGTTCCAGGCGATACTGAAGGAGATCGAGATCCCCACCACGGGCGGCAAAATCACGACAGTCTGGAACGAGCTCCTCGCAGCTGTTGCCGATGTCTTCGGCGTAAGCTTGAAGGACCGCAACGCTCTTGCCGAGGTGATGAAGGCGACACACGAGCTGGGTGTCTCTGCCGGAGCGCACAAAGCGGCAGTCCGAACAAAGCTCGGCCCGAAAGTGAGCGCTCGATCAGCCGCCGAAGGGGTGCGCGACCTCCCCTCACCCCCAACCACAATCGCGCCCAAGGTCACCGAGACCTTCAAGGCTGCCCAGGAAGGCGACCAGGCTGCCCAGACTGCGGCCAAGCAGATGCTCGGCGAGGCTGCCGAGGCCAAGCGGCTGTGGCAGGAGATGGGGACAAACTCTCCCTACTTCCAGAAGTGGTTCGGTGAGTCGGCAGTGGTAGACGATGCTGGAAAGCCGTTGGTCGTCTACCATGGCACAACTGCAAAAGTCGATTTCAGCGAGTTCTCCGTAGAGGGGCCTCCCTGGATAGACGTAGACGAGGCGACAATCCTTTCTGGCTCGGGTGATCCAAACGCCTACATGGGGGCTCACTTTGCGACGAGCCCCCATGTAGCAGACACATTTGCCGGAATCGGTGGTCTCAAGTGGCAGCGACTTCGATCAGAGACAGACGCCCCAGGACGAGTCTACCCCGTTTACTTATCTATTAAAAACCCGGCTAGAATGACCGAGGAAGGGTTACTCCAGTTAGCGAAAAGGCAAAAAATCAACGATGACGCTTTAATAGAAGATACTTTTTGGCGTCAGTTTGACTACACAGATGAGACGATAGACGCTGCCTGGAAAAAATACGATACTGACATTGAGTTCCGCGAAGATGTAAACAACCAAGCTCTTAGTCTCGCAGAAGATTACACAGAATCAGATTTACGTGAGCGCATCATCGCAGAACTTGGTGCACAAGCCAAAGCAGCGCTAAAAGCTCAAGGCTACGACGGTGTCGTCTACCGCAATATCATTGAGGGTGGTGGGGACTCCTACATCGCTTTCGAGCCCACCCAGATCAAGAGCTATCTCAACAAGGGCATGTTCGACCCCAAGAATCCTGACATTCAAGCCTCCCTCGCCGGAGCCCTGGATGACTCCTCGAGGTATGGATAGTCATGGCAGACGAAGCTACCGCTCTACTCAACCAGTGGCGCATCGACGGACAAGACGCACAGGCAGCGAGGCTCGCACCCTCCAAAAAGCCCACGAGCATAGACTGGGGCGCCACAGCTGAGCTACCTCCTCGGCTCAAGAACGTCGCGATTCAGCGGCATAGTCTCACCGAAACCGACAAGTCCCTGCCCTGGGCAGAGTTCTCGACCCCGGATGGTTCCGTCAAGGTTGCTCAAGGCAGCATGTTTCCCGGCACAGAGGATCAACTCACATACATAGGAAGTGAGCCCGATGAGCAGGGGGTTCCTCAACTCCAGGCAGAGTTCACTTCCCCCGAAGGTCAACGCTACCCCATTCGTGGGGGGCCCCCGCAGGCTCAGGCTCAGTCGCAGCCAGGAGAGATCAAGTCCTGGGACGACTACATTCGACGCATGGCCCAGCGCAGAACGCAAGCCGATTTCGAGCTGATAAAGTCCGGCCCCTCTTGGACCGGCCCCTCTTGGATACAAGGAAAGTCAGGAGTGATGATATATGACCCTGATCACGACGACGGAACTGACGCGTGGCTTCAGGGACGGCTCGATGACTACGCGAACTACCAGAAAAAACACATCTATAAAAACGTGCCCGAGGAAGACATCTTCGAGGCGTCCACCGCAGACTTGAACTTGCGCGTCGGTCAACCCGAGAAGTACGGAACTATCGAGTCCTCCGAGCAAGCAAACTGGTTCGGCTCTGGGTGGACCCTACATACGGTCAAGGGTGAAGACAAGACTCGTCACTTCTTTGAAAAGCCAGAAACCGCTGAGACCTACAACATCACCGATCACCCCGACGCACCGAGAGAGTGACCATGAGCTTCATCGCCAACGGCCTGGAATGCACTGAGTGTGGTACAATCGACCCAGACGTTTTCTACCACCGTGAAGAGGGGCCTCCCCCCTGTGAGTGCGGAGGTATGCGTATAGTGTCATGGGCGCATGGACGGTTCCCTGGGGTCCAGGGTGATGGCTACGGCACATTCGTCCCGGTAGACATGGGTATCCTCGGCAAGTGCGAGACCCGTGAGCAGTACGACAGGGCGGTCTCCACCATCAAGGAGCGCTTTCCGAACCACCGGGTCGAACTCGAGACCGAGACGCGGGCCGAGAAGAGCTCTCGTGTAGACGAGATTCGTCACCGGTCCTGGCAGAGCAAGCAGTCTCTGAACCTCAACGACAAGATGGCGAAGGAGATCTCGGACACCAAGCAGCGACTGCGCGCCGAGGAACCGGGCCACACGATCACGCAGAAGTCCGCCGCACAGCTGGTGGGGGCGCTCAAGTGATGAACCCCGATCTCCTCGACAAGGCCCACAGCCTGGCAGATAGTCATCCGCGTAGTCTACGCAAGGTGGGCGAAGTGGCCTATCGTGATATGGTGGTATACGAAGACCGTGCCACCGGAGAACGCAGACACCTTTCCAACAAGAACCTCCTCAGCCTCGGACTTCCGGTCGCTTTTGAACTGGCAGACGAGGACGCACTCACCCAACAGGTGGAGTAGTCATGCCCGAAGAAGCGCCCCCCAAGGAAATCGTCCCCGAAAAGGACATGAAGCCCCTGATGGACGAGGTTGACCGTATCCTCGCCGAGATCGGTGGGCCCGAAGGTGCTCCCGAGGGTGGGCCCGAGGGCGCTGAAGCCGAAGCTCCGCTCGAGGGTGAGGTTGTCGAGGAGGAAGTCGTCGAGGATGAAGGCGACGAGCCTGTCGGACCGGACGTGTCCGTGCTCGCAGAGCGCCTCGAGATCGACGAAGCCAAGGCCCGTGCGCTCTACGATGCTGCCCAGCAGCTGGGACGTACCGAGGGTATGTCCCCCGAAGAGCTCGCCGAGGCACTTCTCATCGACATGCAGCTTCGCATGGAGCTGGAGAAGATCGCTGGTTCCATCGAAGACATCAGCTCCGAAGACGCCGCCATGGCCCTGGAGATGGCGCCCGCCGAAGGCGCGCCCGCAGGACCGCCGGCAGGTATGCCCCCTGAAATGCCCCCCATGTAGGAGACGACATGAGCGAAGTAGACGGAGTAGCCGAGGCTGGTTCAGCCCCGGAGTCCGCAGAGAGTGCCCCCGTAGAGAGCGCAGAACCCGTTGAGTCGGCTGAACCAGTCGAATCTGCAGAGCCGCCTCCAGCGTTCGACTGGAACGGTGAGGTCAACGACCTGAAGAATGCCGAGTGGCTCTCGGGTCTGAAAGACGACGTCAGGGAGACGCTACTCAAGGGCATCGAGTCCAAGTACAAGAACTTCGAGCGCGGCTTCACCAAGACCTCCCAGGAGAACGCGGCCCGGCGACAGAGCCTGGTTACGCGGGAGAAGGAGTTGTCCGCCCAGGAAGAGCGCGTTCGTCAGTGGCTCTACGGAGATGCCGACCCCCTCGCAGACAAGCAGCGCGAGATCGACGACATCAAGCAGGCCCACAAGGGTGCTCTCGATGCGCTGAAGAAGCAGTACGACGAGATGGGTGCCCAGGCAGACTCGAACTGGAAGAGCAAGTACGAGGAGCAGATAGGCAAGCACGAAGAGTTGCAGACTCAGCTCAAGGCGTTCGAATCTGCCGAAGCGAAGCGAGCCGACGAAGCCCGTGCCGTCGAAGAGAAAGAGACCGAGACCGCCATCGACGAGTTCCAGTCGTGGCTCCAAGAGAGCGCTCCCGACATCATCGCGAACGAAGAGGCCTTCTGGTTCCTCATCGCAGGGATGCAGGCAGGCGCCTCGAGAGAGCAGGCGCTCAAGATGATCCGTGGAGGCTACCCCGCTCCCGTGGTCGAGACACCGCCAGAGCCAGAGGCTGTTCCCAAGAGCGTCGACCTGATGAACATGGGTACGGGCCAGAGCAGCGGAACCTCCACTGGCGAGAGCCGTGGAATCGATGACCTACTCGGTGCCCTCCGACGTTCCGCACAGGACGCCGAAGGTGGCATCTTCGGCACGTAATCAAGGAGACACCATGTCCGACTTCACCATGCAGCTCACCAGAGAGCAGTCGCTCGAGGCCTTCGCGCACCAGGCGATGCGTAATCTCGGTCTCGACGACTACAGCGTAGAGACCACTTCTACCGGTCGCCAGGAGGCCGGAACCCTCACGGTGAGGGGCGTCGAGGATGTATCCGCTGTGGTGGACATGTTGCGCTCACTGAGAACAACTGCCACTCAGGTCAGAGACGTCACTGCCCCTGCTCCCGTCGCCGCTCCCGTCGCTGCGCCCAGGAGTCCGAAACCAGCCGTCAAGTCCGAGAAGGCGAAAATCAAGGCCAGCCCGACGCCCAGGCCCAGGACGAACACCACGAAGAAGAGCACCGCCAGGACGACTCGAGGGCGGAAGAAGGCCTGATCTTCATCCATGGTCATTCCTTAACGGGTTACCCCTGTCGAGGAGGAACCATGACTCAAAGACTATTTTCCTGTGTAGCGCTCGCTGCTCTCATTTCCTGCTCGGGTAATGCCGAGGAAGCGACGAACACCAAGGCCGAGACCGTCCGTGCTTTCGCCGACCGTCTCAGCGCCCAGAGCCCAGACACCCCAGCGAAGCTGCTGTTCGTCGTCGCCATCGAGGCAGGCACCGTCACGAAGGTCAACGACACGAGGCACGAGCTCTCGTTCAACGCAGACGACCTCAACACGGCTCTCGCGTTCACAGACCGCCCGGAGCGCCAGGCGTTCGACCTGACACTTCCGATGCTCCTCGCGATGTGGGGAGAGGGTTCCGACAGCTTCGTCGCCGATCCGCCCAACGCAGTCGTCGAGGACAGCAACTTCAAGGTCGGAGTCACCGAGGTCACGGGTCTGAAGGCAGAGGGTGAGACTCTCACCTTCCACCTCGACAACATGGCCTTCCGCGCTCTCGATGAGAGTGACGACCTCGTCGGTGAGGTCGAGCACCTCTCGCTGTTCATCGACTCGTCCATCCTCACGACTGCCGGAGTCGCGGGTCTGCTGCGTGTAGCCGCCAAGGGATGCGCCGAGACCGAGTGCTACTTGTGGCCCCTGGGCGGCTGACCATCTCGTAGAGGGCCATCCCAGTGGATGACCTCGATCTTGTCGAGGCGCAGGTCGAGCGGGTGCGGCTCGAGGGGAGTGGGTTTCGTCTCCCGTGGTGCGGGAGCGGGTACAGTCGCGCGCCTCTCACACTTGTAGTGGGCGCAAGGAGCTCCGTTCGCGGGGTGACCGTTCGGACAGAGTCTCTGGAAATCATCTCTGGGCATCTTCTTCTCCGTTAAAGCCGTAACCTCTCAACTGGTGCATGAGACCCCCAAACTTCTCGACCCACTCTTCCGCGTCGATACGGTCCTGTTCGTGCTTCCCGTGGCTCTGCTGTCTGACCACGTGAGCCTCCGCAGAGAACAAGGCAGGCAGCACGAGTGACAGCGCCTCTTCGGCGGGACTACTTCCCATCAACGTCGCCTTTGGCGATAGCCAGACCGACCGCTCGGGCAAGCCTGGACGGGACTGCGTTTCCTACCTGCATGTAACGTGAAGCCTTCGTCCCGTTGAACTCCCAGTCCTGTGGAAAGTCCTGTAAGAGTGCACACTCCTCGACAGTCAGTCGCCTCCGTCCCGTTGCGCGAAAGATCTGGTCACTGGCCCGCATCGGAGACTTATCGGGGGTCCACTTCTGGTGGCGCGCACCCTTCACCTCCGTGGCGCAGACAGCTACGCTCGGCTTGTCCAGCATCTCGAGTCGATGCGCGTGGTAGTGGGGGTTGTGCGTGCCTTCCTGTTTTTCCGCCTCTGCATAGAGCACACCCTTCCCCCCGACCGTGGGGCAGAGCGCATCGACAGGATGTTGAATCGTTCCTGCAGACGGACTCTGGTGTCGAATGGCAGAGAACCAGGGACCGCGATTGCCCACCTGTTGAGCCGCCATGGTGACAGAAGGCTCGTCTGTGAGGTCTCTGAAGTTTCGCTTCTCTGCCAGCTCCGGGCTCTGAGGATTCCTCCCGCCACCGACGACCTGCTCCAGGCCGAGGGCCTGTCGAATGGTGTTCCACGGTGCGTGTTGTGGTGTCACACCGTTCATCTTTTTCAAGACGCGCCGTTCTTCCTTGGAGGGCGCACCCACTGCATTGATGCCAAGGCGCTCCCAGTACGACCTGCTCACCCACTTGTCGTGAACCAGGGCCTGTTGGCTGTGCGTCTGTATCGGCGGCTCGATGCGTCTGGGCCCACCCACGAGGAATACTCGGTGCCTCCGCTGAGGAACCCCGTAGTCCGCTGCGTTCAGGACCCACCAGTCGACCCACTCGAAGACGTCTCTGAACGCAGGCAGCAAGACCTCGTCCCAGTAGCATCGTGGGCACGCCATCACGTCATCCGCGACCACGCCCGTGTACTTGCCTCCGTGTGCCTTCTTGCGATGCGAGAGCATCCCCTTGACGTTCTCACAGACGAACCAGGTGGGCCCGAGTCCCTGTCCCTTGAGCTTGAGCAGGACACTCAGGAACCACGGCCAGCCGTTGCGGTCGTCGTGTGCCGCACCCCGCTTCCCCGCATTCGAGAACGCCTGACAAGGAGGACCGCCCGCCAACAGGTCCAGGGGCTCTCCTCCACACGCGGCGACGATGCGGTCAACGACCCCAACGTCCCTGACGTCTCCACGAACACCCTCGAATCCTCCGCCCACGTAGGTCGTGTGAGCGTCCTTGTCCCACTCGACGCCGAGCAGGTGCTCGTGCCCCGCAGCCTGCAGTCCGAGTGACATCCCTCCTGCTCCGGCAAACAGCTCGACAAAGCGCATCAACTCGCCCAGCCCGCCGGAACGATGTGCCCCTCACCCCATGGAGTCGGCTGCACGATAATGGTCTTGCCCGTCTCATCCGACTCCGTGTACGGAGTCACGCCCTGCAGGGACTCCTTGTTGGTCCAGTAGAACACGATGGTCTCGTTGCCCACCTGACCACACCACCGTCCCCAGCCCTTGCTGGAGTAGTAGTCATCGACAGACATCTGCTCCTCCGGAACGGCAGACTTCCACAGTTCCCAGCCCGGAGGGGTCCTGATGGTCCCATCCGTGTTACGATCAACCACTGCATCCTCTTCAGCTTTTTCTTCGTGAAGCTGTTGGGCGGGTTGGTTCGCCTGGTCAGGTCTGCCATTCGACACCCCGGCGCCTGCTTCCATGACGTCCAGGCCCCTGAGCAGCGCGACTCGAGCGGTCACCTCGCGGGTCACCTCGATGCCGAACTCCCTGGCAGCTGCACCCTGGGCCACGACCGCGACCTGGGCGTCGAGCCGCCTCATCACTTCGTCCTCGAGCGTGAGTACGATTTCTCGACTCAGTAACTTCATCAGCGCGCCCTCGCAGGTGAAGCGCTGGCCCGTCAGGTCCGTGAGCTGAGAGGCTACCGACGCTGGACTGACCTCGACCGGCTTCGGCTTGTTTAGAGAGTGCTCCGTGAGCAACGGCCAGGTCTCCGCAGCCGCAACAGCTGCAACAGCCGCGCAGCTTCGTCGGTTGTGTCCGGGCTTTCTACAGATTCCGCATGCCATGATTTCTCCTTCGTTTGACTTGGCGCCGGCTTTCCGGCTTCGAGACACAGCATACCAAGATAGTTAAGGCCGTGCAACGAAGATTAACACGATGGTATTGTGTTTTTGAAAAATGGTCTTGGATTTTGAGGGGGCTCTCCGGAGGGGCCCGGCATCGCGCGATGGGGGGTGGTGGGGTCTCCGGCTCTCCGCACCGAACGCACGCGGGGCGACCGTGGTACCGCACCCTCTATCTCCGGCGGGTCGCCGGACTGTGGCGGGTCGGACCCTCACGTGGGCGAAGGGTCGGATTAGAACAAGCTGTTAGGGAGATGCCAGCATAGGCCGTCGACAGCTCGAAGTCCGCGCGCCGGCGCCGGCGCCAGTGTTCCTGGGAGTATTCGCAAAACACGACAACAAGGTGCGCGCGCACTACTCCGTACGCGAACAAGTACAGCGCTGTACTACTTTGTGTGTGAAAAACTACTTTTAGAATTCGTACCCGCTACCCTTGACAGGACGGTATGACCTAATAGATAATGGGTGTAGGCATTAAGCCTATCCAATCCCCGGAGAAAACATGAACTTTGCCCGCTTCATGACCATTGCAAAGACGGCGCGTGAAGAGCGCACCGTTTCCGCGGCCCTCGTGCTGCTACACGAATACGCAACGAGTCGTTGTGCCACGTACCCTACCGACAGTGCCCTGTTCCGTGAGTTGTGGCCGAACGGGAACCCGCCCGGGTTCACGTTGTACAACTACCACCATATGAACACGCATACCGTGCGGTTCGCAGGAGAGCCCCGATAGCCGCCCGATGGTTGCACGGGTCGGCCCGTGCACCTGTCGATACGGCTACCGTGTCAACCATCCAATCCCCGGAGAAAACATGCACGCAACATATAAGACCTTGTCCAAGTATTACGCCCAGCTCGCAGCGGAGACGCGCAAGGATGCCGCCGTCGGGTCCGAACCTGTCGACGTCGTGTCAACCGTGGTAGTCAACGGCACCGCCTACACTCACAGGCTCACAGCCACGGTAACCGTGAGCGAAGACAGGGAAGCCAGTAAGCCCCTACCCTACCAGACAATCGCGCTGCTACTCGCGTCCAAGGTCAACGCGGATACCCGTGACAAGGTCCAGAGAGAAATCGAAGCGGGCGACCGTTCAAAAGTTGAGGATGCGAAGGGTTCGGACCGCGCCCTATTCGACGCGCTACGCGGAGCACTCGGCACAATGTTGCGTTCAGGCGCAACCAAGGTTCATCGCCTTACCGCTGACCACGTGTCCACCGTGAACGCCCGTGAGCGAGGTATCGCGTGACTCGCTGCTACGACTGCCATGGCCCGCGCTATGAAAACCTACACCGCTACAAGGTCGGGCTTGCCTATCGCGCGGGCTATGGGTTCTTCGTATACGATGCAGTGCCCGTATGCCTGCCTTGCTGGCAGACCTCGTGACGTGGCTGTGTGTCTACGCTCTGTGCGGGCTTTGGCTCGCATGGGGCGCCTACCTCTACCCCAACAACCCCAACGGAGACTGAACCATGAATGGGAACGGAGACAGTACTGGAGCCGTGCGCTGCACGGGATGCGGGGCAATCATGCCCGCACTCGACTTCAACGTACACGATTGCCCGGCATTGCCCGGGCCGCCCCACGACGGTGAGTCGTGGGAAGATTACAAGGCGCGGTGCGACGCATTCCGCGCAACCTACAACGCTACCACCAACGGAGACTGAACCATGGAACTAACACAGGGACCTATCAACGATGACGGTCTGCCCGCGTGGATCGAATGGCGCGGTACCCGATACGATACACCCAGCTTCGAAACCCTACGCGCGTGGGTGTTCGATAGTGTGTGCGAAGCACTGGACGGTTCGCCCATTGAACCGGACGGTACCACGTTCGGCGGTTGCCCGTCGTGGTTGCTCGCACTCGGACTCGTATAGCCCGCACGCATCTCGAAGCCCTGGAGCTCCCTCGCAAGAGGGGGCGGGGCACAGCTGCGCGGATCTCCAGGTCCAGCTCAAGAGCTGTCAAATCATAGCCGGCAAGGCCGGCAAGGCGCGGTACCCGCGCGCCCGTTGCACAGCTCCGCCCATTGCAGCGCCCAAATTAACTTGACGAATTGTGTGGACATTCATACCACCACGGAATAATCTACCTGTAGACATTCAAACAAGGGGTAACCATGATTGACAGAAGAAAGCGCGCGCCGAACCAGTGGCGCAAGCTCTACAAGAAACACCTTAAATCCCTGCTAGGGATCACTAGGATAGCGGACATACCCACGAGCGTCGTGGTGTGGGCTGGCCCGTCTCGCTTGAATGGCGAAGCCGTTATGGTCGTAGCGACCCGCGTACGGGAGCCATCGGACAACGGCAAGACGGGCGACGCGATACAGCTCGCTATCATGGCACAGGCGCGTAGCCCCATGGAGGCGTGGGTACGCGGACTAGACGGGGCTGTGTGCCCCGACGCATGCGGCCACAAGTCGAAGCCCCGCGGGGGTGCGGGAACCTGCTACGTGAATAAGAGCAGGCTACAGGCGGCATGGGAAGCCGCTATCCGCTACCTCGAAGCCCACGGTACACCTATGCCGATAGGGTCGGGCTGGCAGATTGACCCCTCGCACCTGCCCACGGGGTTCTTCCGCGACGCAATTATGCGGTTCGGTATGGAGGGCGACCCGTCCGCGGTACCCCTGTCGGTCTGGCAAGGTCTCGCGTCCGAGGCAAAGCGACACCTCGGATATACAGCCGAGTGGCGTAGCCTGCCCATCGAGTGGGCTACCTTGTTCATGGCGAGCGTCGGACGGCCCGCGGATGCCCTACGTGCCAAGTCGGCGGGCTGGCGACCCTTCGCAGCGTCCGAGTCCGAGGCGGATGATAGTGCGTTCACGGCGCTGGGCTTGCGCGAGTGTCTCGCCGATGCCATTGGTCTACCCTGTGTAGACTGTGGTGGATGCGATGGAACGTCGCGCGGTTCAAGGCGTGCTGGCTACCGTCTCGCCATGCATGGCGCACTCGGCTCGGCGCTCCGCAGGAGCAACGCAGCATAGACCCACGGGGTAGCGGGTCCAGGGCCCGCTACCTCGCACACCGGAGACGCACCCATGAACCCGCACAACATCCAGGTCTGCGCCGAAGTGCGCCCGGAGCTCACGCTCGAGGCCGGCAGGCCGGTGAGCTGTGCGCGCCGGCAGGCCAGCCGGACCGGACCGGAGGCCCGCCGGACCGGTAGCCAAGCGAATAAAACTTGCACGAACAACCAACACGGTATAGATTGAATACACCAACAAGGGGAGCCGCCATGGAATTCGTGGTCACAATAACCCGCACACGTACCGCAGTAAATGAGGTCACCGTCGTGGCATCGTCGGAGGATGAGGCGAAGGAACGCGCACTGGATTGGATGAATAACGGACAAGACTGGTCAGACTCCGATGAATTCATCATCGACCACGACGACTGCGCCGGTTCCAGCGCAGCTCTGGACGACACCGAGTGGATCGCAGACAGCGCAACACACACCAACAAGGAAACCGATGGGGAGTGGGTATGAGTAACTTCGGATGGTCCTATCCGGCGGGGTGCAGCGGCACCCCCTACGACGATGACCCCGAGTGCGCGGTCTGCCGGGGGTGGCCCGACCACCCCGACCCAGACAGCGCCTGCACCTGCCCCGAGTGCCCCGAGTGCGGGGAGTACGGCAACCCCAACTGCTACAAGGAGGGCCACATGCCCTGCCCCGTGAACACGATCAAGAGCTTCCTCGATCACATCGGCATCGCGCCTCTGAGCGGTGCGCTACGCGCCATCGACAAGTACAGCCTGGAGCACGTCTGGCTCGTCCTCGCGGACGGACGGCGGCTCTACTACCACGACCCCTCCAGGGAGGCGCTCGATGCCCTGCCCCTGACGACCCGCATCCGCAGCGTGGGGGCGGGCTGCATCGCCTGGGACGGCAGCGACTGGGAAGCCAGCAGCGAGCGCACGTACGAGAGCCACGATGACGTGGATGCGGTGCGGCAGGACGTGCTGGACGCCTACGCCGAGTACCACGCCGAGTTCGGGGAAGAGTGATGAGAGACGTAATTGTCACATTTAACCTGAGCCGGGTAGCCATGAGCCCGTACTCCCGATACGTCATGACCGGTAAGTGGTCAGCGCCAACACGGGAAGAATGGCGCTCGGTTCCCGCAGATCTCAACGACCAGGACGTGCCCGGGTGGCTGTCAAACGCTGCCGGGCTCACGGTACTCCGGTGGCGCTATGCAGAGCCGGCGGATTACCCCGCCAGTTGGCTTGACTCCGGCCTCAAGACTCATTAACATTAAATCAGAGCGCCCCGGCGTGAAGTCGGGTTCGTACGCTCAATCAAGGGGAGCAAGCATGCGAGAAGTAACCGTCCCACTCGATACCCTTAGCTGGCTCGTCAGTCAGGCCGAAGAGATGGTGCGCCACGAGCACCAGTACGACGACGACAACAGGGTCAACGAGATCATCACCGACACGGATGACCTCATCTACACCCAGCTCGACAGGTACGAGTACCGCCGGTACACGGACCGGGCGGACGTCTACGACGCGCACGATGCGCTCCGGGTGAGCCGGGATCGCCGGGAGCACTACGGTGCGGCGGACCAGTCGGAGCGCCGGGCGCTAACCAGCGCACTCGAGACAGCCGAGCGCCTCCAGGCCGAGTCGGACGACCTGGTCTTCCGGGTAGACATGGACGAAGTCCGGGCGGTACTCCGGGGTGTGCTCGACGGGACGTTGGTACGCTTGACAGCATGATAACGCCAGAGTAGATTGGTGGTGGTCCGGGGATTGGACCAGTCAAACTACTCGTGCGCCCCGCAGGTTCGCCTTTACCCCTTGTGCGAGTCGGCGGGGCGCCGTTTTCTCTGTACTACTCGGCGTGCTGGGGCTGATCAAGCGAATCAGCCAGCGCATTGAGCTCGTCAGCGCGTGCTGACTGCTCTGCGGCAGTCTCGAGGAGGTCTGAGGCCATCTGCCGGAGCTGATCGGCGCTTTTACCGGCTTCCTGGGGCGCAGACTCGGCCTCTGGCCCCTCCATCGCCTGTTTCTTCGCGATAATGAGGGTCGGACCGGTGAAATCCGGGTGTCCGGCGTCCATGCGCGCATTAATTAGCGCATCGTGTGCGCCGGGGGGACAGGATCCGTGCATTATTTCTCCTGCGGGCGCGATCCGGCCACTATCCTGGCCAATCGCTCGTCAAAGTCGATGTCAACAGCGACAGCGACAGTGTTAATGTCGTTATTTGCGACATTTGCCATGCCGCACCGGTCTAATATCGCCTCCGAGGCGCGCACTCGGTCCCTCGGATTAACTGCATCGTCTGCAGACACGTCAATTAATGTCGTAATTGCGCACTCGGCTGCGTGTTCAAGCTCCTGGCCGATCTTTTGTGCGCGTAATTGACGCCCTTTCTCCATCGCATCGCGTGCATCCTCGCTCTGGGCCCACCTCCAGAGCGTTGAAGGCCGCATACTTAATTTCCTGGCAACCACACGGATCGTATATCCTGCCTCGAGGAGACGGATCGCAGCAGCCTGACGTTCGATCTCGCTCGCAAACTGCGCCTCTTCGATGATCATACCGACCACTTCTGGCTCCGTCGGCTCCACGGTCGTACTCGGAACCAGCTCAAGCGGCTGGGACAGCGGTGACACCTCGTCCGTCATGTCGATTATTTCGTCTGACATGTCGATATATTAACACGAAAACACTGGTACCACCTGTGACCCGACATTCCGTCTGCGGTCACACTCTAAAGCACTGGGATCAGGAAGCAATTAAATCACTGGTACACTTGGTACACTTGGTACACCTCTGAGAACAGGTCATAGGGTCAGCGCTCACGGTTGTAGTAGGCTTGGAGTGAGTACAAACAGATACGATACCAACACGGATGAAATTAGTAGACCCCCAACCGCAAGCAGTTCTCTCATATACGTCTATGTACTGTAAAAATGGTGTACCAGGTGTACCACCGCCCGATAACCCAGGTTCTACCTAGATCGGGGCGGTACCACTTCGGGTCACACGCAGGGTAGGTTCAACGGGTGATAACCCAGGTTCTTCCTTGGCTTTTCGACTGGTACACCATGATACCGCCAGGTGTACCACGTCATAAGTCAGGTTTGCCCTGGACTTTGGGCCAAGTCGGACAGATTTTGTCCGCTTATTATTTGACACGTCAACGCGTATCACTTTTGACCCCTCATTTTTTACTTGCCACCTGATTTCCAACACGGTATAAACTCTACACCACCCAGACAGACACACAAGGGGAGCCGACATGACCACCCTCACCTATCGACACGCTGGACCTGCCACTGAGTGCGAGACGTGCGACAGCGAGTACCTGTGTTCCGACTGCTACATCCCTGACCCACAAGGCAACTTCCAGACCCCCGGAGACTGACATGACTACCGACCCCAAGATCAAGCGCGCTGCTTCGGCGCTCCACAAGAACCTGACTGCTCTCACCGAAGGCATCGTTGCCGCACGAGAGTACCACGCATACTCTACGGACTTCGCGGTCTTCGGGCCCAAACGCGCCAAGTTCGGACCCGTGAGCCTGGACCAAGCCCTCGTCGTCAAGAGCGACAGCGGCGACGTCTACGCCTCCGATGGTCGGATGCTGTTCGGACCCATCGACGTGGGTGAGGAGGAGCACGACGTCAGCGGCGGCCCCACTATCGAGCAGGTCATGCCGCAAGAGCCTCTGAGCGAGGTCTCTGTGGTCGGGCGCGAGGGTGAACACCTTCACCTGTCGACGGGCTGGCAACTGAACCCTGTCTACCTCGAGGTGGCACGGAGGTTCACGGGGAGCAACACGCTGATGCAGGGCAGCAAGCCCTCGGGCCCACTGCTGGTACGCGGTGACGGTGGCACCCTCGCTATCATCATGCCCATCCGCCCCACTTGAACTTTCTCACGGACTCGTGTCCGCTTTCTCACACTCGAATCGTTCTTATCTACAGGAGGACAGCATGATCAGGCACTGGAATGAAATCAACATAGGGGATGTGGTCGTCAGAGACGGTCGCGAGAACACCACGGTCGTGTGCGATGGCGTGAGTCCCCTCGTCAGCTCGCTGCGAGAACTGTTCGACCTGATGAGGGCTGACCACCCGAGCGTGGGGCCGTGGGACAACCTCCCGACGTTCGGAGGAGCCGACCCGCGCAACACAGCAGAGGTCTGGTCATGGAATGAAACCCACGCAATCGTCGGTACGTGTAGTTCCGACATCAACATCGAGTCCAGGGATGAACTCGAGGAGGCATCATGAAGCGCCTTCCGGTTGTCCAGTGGACTGCAATCATCGAGGAGCACAGCGCCTCCCCTGGGCGGTTGATCCCACGCACTGTGATTACGTTCATGTTCGCGGACATGGTGGATGGTCGCATCGCCGAGGCGCTGGACCACCTCCTCGACAACCACTGCGACGAAATGTGGGAGGCAGGCTGGAACATCGAGCACCTCTCATGGCTGCTGCCGACTCACCTCCTGGTCGCGCGCCTCGAGGGATGTGAAGGATGAGACACTCCGACGAGTACTACGAGGTCCAGAGGGTCACGGCGAGCATGACTCCCGCTCAGCAGAGGCACTACCTCTTCGGTGAGCTCACCCTATGGTGCGGAGAGTGCGGCCTCGACTTCGACGCTGTGGACATCGACGAGTGGGGCGACCCATCGTGGACAGAGGACGAGGTGCAGTGCCGCGACTGCCACGAAGCAGGAGGCGCGTGATGTGGATGACCATCCATGTGTGCAGGCGTTGCCACAGCCACGAGTGGCTGAACGAACGAGGCTTACGATGAACCCTGAGGCAGTGATGATCATCTACGTGTGCAATGGGTGCGGGGCTCTGGCTCCCGACTCGAGACAACCCACAACCAAGTGCGCCTGTGGTACCCACGACTGGCGCCGATTCACGAGGAGTAAGTAATGAAGATTCGAGACCCGAACAACGACATGAACTTCATCGATGACCCTGTTACCGATATGGTGACGAGAGTACTCGTGGTCACCTTTCAACTGTTCGTCCTCTACATCTATTATGTTGCAATCTTCTAATCCCTCAGGCGCGAGCTGATCTCCAACCGCGGCATCCAGCCGCAAGTCTGCTCTCCTCGAGTACGACACGTCGTGCAGGATTTCATCAGCTCTGTGTTCCGCGCCTGTCCATGATCTGCACAACAACTGGATCGGTGAGGCGAGGCATCGTCAGGGAAGCTGTGTGAAGCGACCCTACCTCGCAACCTGGAGACCCACCGTGAACACTGTTGGACCATTCGCAGACGCAGACTACTTCGCAGAGACGTTGTGTGCAGGCATCATCTACGGTGCGGCGGTGACCGAGTTGCTCCTGCAGCAGTCGGAGGTCGACCTTGCCTGGACTACGGTTGACGACCTGACCGACGATGACCTCGATGCACTGATAGCTACCGATGATTCGCTGGAGTCGAAGTGGCGCACGGCCTCGTTGATGCTCGGTCTCGAGGCGTAGCGTCAGTCTTCTATGAGCATCTCGACCACGTCTCGTCGCAGACAGTAGCAGCGCACCTGCATCCCATCGATACGAAGCGGCCTGGTCGTCCTGCTCCCGCCTACCCTGAGCCACTTGCGCTCGACCCAGCGGTCCACGATCTCGGAGAAGTCGTACTCGTGGGTTCGTAGGATGCGTCGGAGCTCTGTGCTGGTCAGGCCGACCTCACTCCAGTTCGTCGAGCCAGGCCACGCACCAGCCCAACCGTTGTGCGGAGCGACAGTGGTGTTGTCAGACCGCTTGTTGTGACGTCCCCAGAACTTCGTCTGGTTGACTGCGCACCATGAGACCACGTCCTGCATGGCAGCGAGCGGACGGTCGGCATCTCGACCTGCCCTCTCTGCTGACTCGATCAGACACATGAACGGGTCGACGTCTGGACGAGGCAACCCCAGCGAGTGTGCGATGCTGGCGGCCACCTCGAGCACGGCCATGTGCGAGGACTGTCGACGCGCCACAGCATTGCCTGCCGACTTGGCGTAGTGGTCCCTGGTCTTGCGGAACACCTCGATGAACGTCTCGTAGTTCTGCTGGTTGCTCACCAGGTACTCGACCACCATCCGACCGAGGTGTCCATGGTGCCGAGCGAGGATGGTCTGCACGTCCTCACTGATCTGTCCGCCGACGACGGCATCGTTGCCCAGCGGCTTGCCGCGCAGGCTGATGACTCGAGCGCGCGTTCCTGCGTCCTGGCTGAAGCTGGTGGCTGCGCCCTCACCGCTGGAGATGAGGATGCTGCGCCAGCTATGGGTCTGTCGGGTTCCATCGACCGAGCCACGGCCTCGACCCTGTCCCTGGACGAAGTCATAGATGACATCGCGCACGACGCTTGGATGCTTGGCCCGCTTGGTCTCGTCGAGGATGAGTGGCAGGTTGTGCAGGAACCCAGCGGTTCGCTCGATCCATACCTTGGTCGCATCCCAGCCGTAGATTGCAGTCGGGTAGGTGTCTGCTGCCTTGCCCCACACACTGGCTGCGAGCCTGAGTGCGGTGGTCTTACCGCCACTGGTCTCACCAGAGAAGTCGAGGACGAAGCCCTGCACCCCCAGCACCTCGAGCAGCGGAGCCGCACAGCTCGCGTAGATGGAGACCATCATGTAGGGATAGTCCTTCACGAGCTCGACAGCTTCCTGCCACTTCTCCCACTCACCGGACGCACACCAACCACTCGCTGCCTTCTCGTGACCAGGTGGAGGCGTCAGGGCATAGCCGACGCTCTCGTCCTGGGTGTAGTGCCTGTCGTGCAACAGGAACGAGCCGTCAGGTAGCCAGCCCATGCGCGAGGACGACAGGGTGGCAGGAAGCCTGTGGGCGTTCTCTGCCTCGAAGTCCGCCAGGTAGGCGACCACGGCAGAGGTGACGTTGGAGTTGATGGGCGCATCGAAGTCGGTCAGCTCGATGATCTTGCGCGCGTCCATGATGGTGCGACGGTCGACCACTCGAGAGCACCAACCACTGGCACCATGCCATACCACCTCACGCTTGGACTCACCCGTCAACACATCGTGTGAGCGCCTGGACAGGAAGATGGGGGCAGGTGCGATGACGGTCTCGCTGATCTCTCCCTCTTCGGTGGGGCGCACGCGGAACACACCACGAGCGTTGACCCGGTAACCAGAGGGGACGTGAAGCTGGGCGAGGCATGGAGCAGGGACAACTGCGGGCGGCACATCGAGCTCTGCCGAGAGCGACGTGACCACAGAGATCTGCTGCTCGAGCTGAGCCATCTGCGCCCGAATCTGGCGACTACGGTTCTCTTCGACGAGACGTTCGACGGAACGTACCAGGGTACGGGTCCGCTGGGCGCAACCGGGTATCGACTCGATGACCGTGAACTCTGCGCGTAGTGCATCCCCCCACTCCGCCGAGAGCTGTTCGAGCACCTCGACTTCTTGGAGGTCCGACCAGATGGCGGCGATGTCACCACGTGACGCTTGTTGTAGACGCGAGCGAACTCCCTGCAGCAGATCGAGGCTGGTCCTCGAGCCGACTGCCGAGTCAGGCATAGCAACACCTCCGGGGGTGGGATTAGTCAAACTACCGGGGCTGAGACAGTGATGCCGCAGCCTCTGAAGTCTATCCTGTTCGGGCTCTCATTACCACTGCACGCGAGTCGATTTCACATAGGCGTGAGTGCCTCGGCGCAGACACCCCGGCGTCCTGGTGGATTTGCTGGCGGACGCCGAGGTGCGAGATGCCTACGAGTGAATCATGTAGGTGGCTACGGTAGTGATGCCGGTGGTGCTTCTGATTGTCAGCGTTCCACTGGCGATTGCTGCGTTACAGTCGCTGGCGTCGATACTCCCGGCGTTACCTGAGTTGACGACTACGGGGGAGCCGTCAAGCTCCGCGGTAAACCCATCAACTGTCGTTGACCCACTGGTGTCCAGAGTCACGCGACCGACGAGTGGGGCGCCGTTAGCCATACCCGGCTCGAGCATGACCACACCAACACCAGTACCACCAACAACGAGCACGCGCCCAATCTTGACCGCGAGCGCAAAATCATTACTCGTTGCTGTAGCTGCTGGGATAACTGAAACGACATAGGCGCCTGCAGTGGTGCTGAGCCAGACAGGATCTCCGACCTGAGAAGCAGCGCTGGTGTCGACTCCAGTGATGACCTTCCAGGGAATCGCCAGGTCGGTGGTGACACCAGACGCAGCGGTGTAGTCTGCGATGAAGAAGGGTCCGCGACACAGTGTCAGGGAATCCGCGTCGGCCTTGCTGACAGTCATGAGACCAGTAGCGCTACAGCTGGTGGCGACGATGATGTCGTTCGCGGTGATGGCTTCAGCCGTGGTGACCTTGATGGCCTGGGCTCGTGAGCGGTTGACGGCAGCAGCAACCTGTGACTGCTGCAAGCGGGGAAGAGAGACGGGCATATCAGCCTCCTTTGGAGGTGTCAGTGTGAGTGGGCAGTACCCATGTCAACTGTATCTCTTCCAGCGAAGCGTGTAAACTGGACGAGGGGCTCAAGGAGCTCGACCGGAAACGCTCGGAGTAGGGCACCCGAGAACCTGTGCAAGGTCTCGACAGGTGTGCGCTACAGGCCACGAGCCCTCCTCGTCTCGAGGCCACCACTGGTGCCACTCGACGGCTCTGCCTGCGAAGTTACACAGGACACCTTCATGAAGCAGGTGCGGCTGCTCGCATGCCCCGCCCTCCTCGCTGAGCCACCAGTCCCAGGTCTCCTGCGTACCTACCCAGACAGCGCCGGGTCGGTTGCACAGGAACCAGAAGAAGATGGGAGTGGCTGGTGTCATGACTTCTCCACGTCGGACCAGAAGCGGCTGTGCTCGATGTCCAGGTCGTCGGGGAGGTTCCCGTCCAGCAACTCAGCGCCATGGTACGCCAGGAGTAGCGCTGTTTCCCCGTCATCGGCGTAGAGTAGCAATGCGATGTCTTCGAGGAACTTGATGAGCGAAGCGTCTTCGTCATCCCCATGGTCCGTCAAGAACTCGGCCCAACTCTCGACCATGAGACTCAGGCGCTGAGTAGGTGGTATCGAGAGGTAGTGGCGGATCTCATCGAGGTCTCGCTGCTGCTCGCGCTTGCGCTTGTCGCTCTGGAAGTGGGCGAGGACATGATTGTTGATCTCGCTGGGGGTCTCCTGCTGTGCGTAGTGCACGAGAAAGCTCTCGTGAACTGCTTGATTCGAGTGCCTTGCGTCAGCGACGAGGGCCTCGATGGCTTCGGGGGACAGGGGGTAGTTGTTGATGATGGTTGAGGTTTCCACAATGTCTCCAAAGGGATGGGGTTGAACGTATCTCTCTGTGTGTAAGAACGATCCGAAGTTGCCAACGCGGACACGAGTCGGTTCATTTTTCTGAGATTGTGGTCAGGCGCACCAGCTTGATGGGGTTGGTGGGCGAAGGCCTGAACATGCTGCTGTGAAGTACGTCCCAGTCAGTCACGGCGAAACCATCCTCGTCTGAAATCGTTGGTCAACAGCTCGATGGTCACTCCCGACCAGTCGCACTGTGAGCACCGCCTTCGCCTGACGACCCAGTTGTCGTACCCGCGCATCAATCTGTACGCCTCTCGAATGATTCTGTGTTTCCGCGACTCGATACTCTGTCGAGTCCTCGTGTTGGACACTATCGTCTTCTCGCTGCATTGCGGGCAAATCACTGGAGGCGAGGAAGCTGGTGTACGTTCGGGCGTAGGATCACGGTGACCGTGCCGTCCGAGTGCGTGTCCACGTCCTTGGCGAGCAGCCCCTCCTTGATGATGCTCACCGCAGTATCTGGCGTCATGACGTCCAGGTCAGCGTCGGTGTAGCCCAAGCCCTTGAGGATCTTCCTCGAGGAGGGTGCCTTGATGGCTGACCGCTTGCGCCGCTTGACCACCACGGGCTCCGTCGGTGGCGCAGGGGGGAGCTCTGCTTCGGGCTCTGCTTCGGGCTCTGGGGCAGCGTCAGGTTCGGGAGCAGCGCTGATTATTGGAGCATCGCACAGCGGAGCCTTGTACAGGTCGATGACCTTCCAGGCCTTGAAGGGGCGACCCTTCGGCTTGGTCACGCTGGTGATGACGACCTGACCATTGAACGCACTGAACGTCTTGAGCAGGCCGCGCAGTGTGTCGGGGTCGAGCGCACGGTCCTCGAGCACGATGACCCGAAGCTCGGCATCCATCGAAGAGGATGCGACCATGGCGATGGCAGCCGTCACAGTCACCCACTCGGCACCGCTCAGGGCAGTGTGCAGAGCACCGTTACGAACCAGACCCACCGACAGCTTCGGGTGCACGGTCATGTCGAAGACGTACCCCTTGGGCAGGAACCGGTTCACCGACTCCACGAATGACATCGTGTGCTGTGCGAGGACGTCTTTGATGATGACCTCGACGCCCTTCTTCGCTCGACCGAAGCTGTCGACTTCTACCTCAAGTGCGTTGACGTCTTCACGGCACTGGGAGAACTCATCCCACTGCTTCCGATTGGCGACCATGTCGGTCAACTCGTTGGCAGCACGAATGACCGAGCTGCTATCGACGGCAGACTGGCTACGCAGCTTCTCCAGGTGTGTCTTCCATGCCACGAGGTTCTCGTTGGCAGTCTCGATGTCTCCGCTGATGGCCTCGGTCTCTGCGTCCGCCTGTCCGCTGTAGTGGCTCTGACATGCGCGCAGGTGCTCCAATCCAACCGGGGAGGCACAGATAGGACAACTCTGCAGGTGCTCGAATGTCGCTGTCGTGAGAATGGAGTTCGCGCAGTTCGCCATGGAGTCGGAGACGAGAGATGCGTCCAGACTCCTGACTCGCTCGGTCCACAGACGGACCGCATCCTCTGCGGCTTCGATCTCCTGGGTGGGCGCACTGTTCGCGCTCGCGGCGCGCACCAGTTGCTGCTTGGCTCCATCGATGTCCTCGTCGGAAGGACAGCTATCGAAGAGCGTATGCTGCAGGACGACGGTTCTCGCCTCGAGCGCCTTGATCTTGCCTGACCGACTCCGTACCTGCTCACCCGTGTACTGGTACAGCGAGAGCAGTCGGTCAGCAGGGCTGTCCTTGCGGTGACGCGAGTAGATCTCGTAGGCGTCGAGAGCCTCCTGCACATCCTGCGACGAGGTGATGTTCACGGCTGGAGACGACTCGACGATGAACGCATCCTCACTGATGTCGGCGCAGGCCCACGTGAAGAAGGCACGCATGGCCGTGGACGTCGAGCCCGCCAGTGCGGCCTTCACATCCCGCAGGGGAAGGACAGCCGTGCTGTTGCTGACATGAGCCGGGCGCTTGACTTTCTCGTCCTCTCTCTGTACTTTGAAAGAGGAGATCTCCCCGTTGGAGAGGTTCGCCTGGATCCAGAGAGCATCCTCGTGAGCTGTCGAAAGCAGGGTGTCTCCTGACTTCACGGCAGTGCGTCCGACGATGTCGTCTGCGGCACCACTGACTGCCAGCTCGAGAGACTGGGCGATGGCAGACTTGTGACTGCCGTTCGGCCCGACGATGAGTGTCTTGTCTCCGAGATCGACATGCCAGGCCTCGCCGTCGATGCTCTTGAGGTTGGACTTGATCTGTTGAACGTGGAGGGGGATTTGTTTCTTTGCCATGACTGCTCCTGTATTCCCTGATGGTAACGATTCAAGATATAGAAGTCAACACGATTTTCGACCACTGCTTCCAGTTGTCGAGCCCGAGCTCCTTTAATCCGCTGACAGCGTGGAATCTGCCTGTGCTGGGCTCCCACGCAAAGACATGTTTACCCGCATCGAGGAACCCACGAATCAGACTGTCTGTCGCTCGACCGACGATGGGTCCTTCGGGAATGATGATGCCGTGGAAGAGTGGCGTACCATCCCACCGCACACCCCTCGGCACGTCCTGGCACCAGCGGTGCCACCCACCCATTGCTCGCGCGCGGAGCTCATAGTCGTCTCGAGCCGAGGTGACCTGCGCATCCCACCCCGGTGAGGTGAGTGCTGGGGTGAGTGCCTTGGCCCAGGTATCGATGTGCTCGACCGGACAGCTCTTGCTGTGTGCCAGGAACCAGCGTGCGGTTGTCATCAGACCTCCTTCAGAGTCTTACCGACTGCGGCCTCGGAAGTCATGGTGACCACCCACCCGGGAACCTCGACGGTCATGCACTGCTCGACGAGCTTGCGCCACTGCTCGAGCTGATGCTCTCCCTCGTCGGGCACTTCGATGGCAACGCTGTCGTGGCACTGGTGGATGAGTCCCGTGCCGGGTCCTGCGAATCCATAGGGGAACTGCTCGATCAGACGCTGCTCGGCAATCCGCATGACGGCAGACTCGGCACTCAATATCGGGTAGTTGACCACTTCGTTCTTCTTGCCATCGCTCAGGGGGCCCGACCGTCTGCCGAACACAGGCTCGTCCATGAATCCCTGTTGGCGGTAGAGCTTGAGCATTGACTGCCATGCCTTCATCCATTCGGGCTCTGCCTCGAGCCACGCATCGTGGATGAACCGAACATCTCGCAGACTGAATCCCAGGTAGGGGAGATCGCCCTCATCCGTCTCCGTCGAAGTGAGCACCTGCCAGACCGTTGCGGGAGACGCCCAGTAGATGGATGCGTACCTGAACGTCTTGATGATGTCGCGCATGGACTTGGCCTGGCCGCCCGGGGGCTTGCGGTGAAGGCTGAATCCGTCTGGGCCCCAGCCGTCTGCGCTCTTGAACTTGTCGCCGAACACGCTCCACGCCAGCGTGTTGTGTGGGTCCTGTCCGCTGGCGAAGCACTCGAGGAGCATCGGGATGCGCCAGTAGCATGCGGTGATTCTCAAGTGGGCCTGGTCCAGATCCGCCCCGATGAACATTCGACCAGGAGGTGCGGAGAAGATGCTCTTGAGCGGAGCCTGACCCTTGCGGTTGCCGATGTTTTGTAGGTTCGGACCACTGGAGCTGAGCCTGCCCACACTGGTGACGTGTGCGTTCCAGTTGCTGCGGACACGACCGTCCTCGAACACGATGCCCTTCACGGGGTCTGCATCTCGTCTGCGCATGGGGATGAGCACAGTGCCCAGGATCTTGTTCTTTTCCCGCCGATACACACGCAGCTGCTTGAGCCACGTCGCTTGATTCGCAGTGACATTGTCTGCAGCGAGGTGCGCTCGGATGACTGCATCCCCCGTTCCTGGGAGACCCGTCTCGGTGTAGAACTCACGCGCATCGATTTGTGGAGGGATGCCCAGTGACCAGATGTCGTAGAGCAGGTTGCGTACCTGGTCCCCGCTACCCGGGTTGTTGAACGTCTGCGTCCATCCCCGGGCTTCATCGATGAGCCACTTCTGACGTTGACCCACCAAGACCGTGTAGTGGTCCTCGAGTTGACGACGACGAGTCTGGTCAATCCAGACACCTGCCTTGTGCATCTGCACGCACATGTCCTGGGTGGCATGGTCGACCTGGTGTAGGTTCCAGGGCTTGTCGGGCCAGCTTGCAGGCCGCGCCCACGCGGGCAGCTGTCTGAAGGCACCGTTGAAGTCTGTCGCTTCGATGAGCGGGGGCAGGATGCGCGCGTTGACTACGGTGTCGATGCAGTTGTATCGGAGGAGCTCGTCGTCATCGGTGGTGCCTGTCGAGATGCTTGCGCCTTTCTCTGTGGATTCCCACCGCTCCACGTCTGTCAGGATGGATCCGATTGTCTTCAGCCCCTTCGGTAGGTCTGGCGCACGGAACCGCGTGGAGAAGAGGGTATCGACGAGAGGCGCGGGGGTGACACCGAGGTGGTTCTCGATGACCATCCGGTCGAAGCTACCCGCGTTGTGCCCCACCCAGGTGCGCCCGTCGGTGAACGCCTTGCACAGGATGTCCTTGATCTCGGCTTCGTCTTCGGGGCAGAGCCACCGAGCGCCTCGCACAGACTGGAGCGTGATGCCCACGGCATAACTGTTCTGGGCAACAGACCGGCCACCCTTGACGACTCGGCCCTTGCTATCCAGGTCAGGGATGGCAATGGCGATGGTGCGCAGCCCGCACTCCAATGGCTCGACTCCATCAGTCTCCACATCGTATGCCCAGTAGGGTGCAGGCTGCGCAAGAAAGGTGCGTAGATCATCGGGCGATGGACGCCAGAGAATGTCTGGGTCTGTCCACTTGAGTGCTCCGGTGAACCAGCGAAACGCCTTACCCAGGTCTGCGTGCAGGACACTGCGCCAGGACGGCGCTCGAGTAATGTAGTCCGGGTGCACGGTGGGAAAGACGCGCCGGCCCTCCCCGGAAGTCTGCCAGTCTTCATCGACGTAGATAGGGCCGCCGCGAACAGAGAAGATGCTCTTGTTCTGCCCAGTCAGGGCGAGTGTCGCGATACGACCAAGCGTGATGATGTTCTCGTACTTGGCAGCCAGACTGTGCAAGTGCGGCAGGCAACAGGTCATCGGGTGAGGGTGAGGCTGTTGCCCCTTGCTCTGTCGAGACTTGTTCAGTCGGTCGAGCTTCCGCGTCATCCGTGTCCAGGCACCACTGGCCTGACCAGGAGGCTTGCACGCAATGACGTTGGTGAGGTCGATGTCGGGCCGACTCTTGCAGATCACAGCCAGCGCTGTCGCCCACTCTGATGCGCCTCGACCCATGAAAGGACGCTGGTGGTGGGTGTCCTCGTGCGACGGACTCTCTCCGACAGCGAGAACTGTGGCACCTTCATGAATCTCTGGACCGACAGGGCGCCAGTCCTCATCGTTGAAGCAGCCACGAGGTCCGAGCGGACACACCTCGCACTTTGCGCCGTGTTCTTGGGGATTGAAAGTCAAACTGCACCGGAGAAAGGGTGGGGATGACCTCGACGTGCCGGTGTCGAGGCCACCCCCTGACAACTACTGGGTCAGGCCCTGCGCGCCGACGGGCGGAGGAGGCAGAACAGCCCCACCAATCGTCGTCTGAGAGGCACCATTGGAAGGTGCAGGAACAGGAGCCGGAGCCACAGTAGCTGCCGGAGCCGGTGTTGCAGCAGCGACCGCAGGTGGAACGGCTGCAGAGGCACTGCTTGAACTGACAGCGTCAGCTCCTGCAACTGCCGGCTTGGATCCGTCGGCCTGGAAAGTGTCGAAGGAAACCTGTGTGAGGTATCGGTCGATCTTTCCGTAGGTGGCCCCCAAATCCTTGGCGGCATGCCACTCGAGCCAGACGCTCTTGTCGATCAGCCAGTCGTCGCTGATTCCCTGAGACATCTGTTCGTTGGTGTACCCAGCGGACAGGAAGACACTCTTGATCGCAGCAACCATGCCGCGAACCTGCTTCTCGTTGAGACCGGCGATAGCCTTCCCTTCGACATCGTAGGGGGTGTTCAGCCAGTCAGTGCAGGAGAAGCCCTGGAACGACAGGGTCATCCGACGAGCCGTGGCGCGCGACGGGTGAGGTTCGATCTTCTCGATCTTTGCGGCGTAGTAGCCGGACGGGGGCGCACCGCCACCGAGAGCGGTGACAGAGGTGATGATTTCACCGGGGATTTGGAAAGTTGCCATGATGGTTTAGTCCCTTAGGGGGTTGGTGGGGGTGGTGGCAGATTGCCGCCGGGTTTTGAGGATGACTCCTCGAGAGTGAAATCGAACAAGCCTCGGTTGAGGCGTCGAGAGAGGACTCCGCGAGCAATGCCGTCCTGACAGGCCCACCGCAGGTGGCGCGGGTCGCCCGAGTGTCCGGCTGCGATTTGCTGAAGCAGCCCGCGAAGATCCTCACCATCCTGTAGCCCGTTGGCAACTCGGTTGGCAACATCCTCTTGCCACTCGAGTCCGGCGAGGCGAGAGAGCTCGTAGCCGGACTGACTCGCGCGCAGGATTTCTCGGATGTTCGCAGGGGTCCTGCTCGAACAGACACCTGTGCGGTCACCTGTGATCCAGTCGGGATCAGAGGGGTTGCACGAATAGATCGCCTGGAACCACGGATCTGGGTACGTCGGGTCGATCAGCGTGCGGAGGCTCATGTCGCACCACGACGGCAACATCTCTACCTGGTTGCGGCTGGGTACGTCGGGACCGCCGGGGCAGAATGCACCATCGGCGTTGTGTCCCGGTGCTCTCTCGTGAAAGGTCATGAGGAGGTGACAGCCCA